GCAACCAACAACCAAGTTGACGGCGACCATTACAAACAGCATAGCATACAACCAATAGAATATATATATGCAAATAAACTAAGTTATAACTTAGGCAGTACACTTAAATACATAACCAGAAACAAAGGCGGTAAAGAGGATAGAATAAAAGACCTTATGAAGGCCAAACACTTTATAGACTTAGAACTAGAAATGGTTTACGGCGTGGATCAAGAAGGCGAAGATATAGGCAAGTATAGTATTGAAGTAACTATTGATTAATTAATAAACTGTTTAAATATTCTTGTCTCGCTTGTCTTTGGTTTTCTAAAATTTGTTGCGCAGAAAGACCGCTAATAGTTGGTGTTGCTCCAAGTGTTATCGGTTTTACGCTAGTTAATAAACCTGTAGCTGGTGACATACCAAAAGGTCGTGACATCAACAATTCAGATGCGACAGCTGGTGGCGCTAACTTACCTAATTTAAGAGGATTTACAATAACATCTTGTGCTAATAACCTTGATGCAGTACCAGAATCAGGAAATTGTGATAACAAAATTTTGTTAGCTTCTTCAGCAGTTTCTTGTAATGGTTTTTGTCCTTTTATAAGCGCTTGTTTCATTTTAGTTTGATCTGTTTGCCTTAATGCTCTTAAAATTTGCGCTGGCGTAAAAACGCCCTCTTGTGTAATGGCAGATTGCATAGCCTTATTAATTGGTATTAAATTAGCATAAACCTTATTAACATCAAACAATTCTTTAGAGTTTGGGTTTTGTAAGTTAATTTGATCGTCTAATAAATTTTTTGTTTGTTTTAAAAATACACCAATCTCACCTTCAAAACCGCCTTGACGCAAAAATCTTGTGCTTAATCTGTTTAAATTTGTTTGCGCATTTTTCAAGTTTTTACCTGATAGTTGTCCATCAACAATATTATCAAATATAGTTTTATCTAATATTTTTAAAACCTTACTTTGGTCAGAACTACTAAATATACTTTTTTCCAAGGCATTTAAAATATTAGTTTCAAGATCATCTGTTTTTGTCAGTTTTAATTTTGGTATTATTGATTCATACTTTTTATTTAAAATATCATCTACAAACTCATAAGATTCTTTTGCTGATGCGTTCTTTGGCAATTTAATTTTTAAAGGTTCTACAGCTTCTTCTAATAATCTTTTGTTAAATGCTACTAAGCCTTCTAATCTTTTTGCTTGTATGGGCGCGCCTGCGCCAGGATATGATGTTGATAAATCTTCTAAAGCAGTTATTAAAGTAGATCCAATAGAACCCTGATCTCTTAATGCTTGACCAGGTGTTAGTGGTACACCTTTTTTTTGTAAATCTTTAGCTACTTTTGATTTTGCTGGCAATAACTTATCAGCGCCCACACCAACCGCACCACCGAGCGCGCCACCAATAGCAGCACCTTGCAACCTGCTTTGTGTGTCCTCGCCAGTCCCAGCGCCATATAAAGCGCTTTGTGTAGCCGCAATTTTTCCAGTTCCTTGTAAACCTAATCTACCTAATAGTCCTGTGCCACCAGTAAAAAAAGTGCTTGGTAAAGCACCAATAAATTCTGTTCCATAAGCTGCTGCTGGTGCTTGTTCTCTAAAACTTTGAAGTTCAGACCTTGCTTCTTGTAAAGCATCATCATAATTTACATCTTTCTGCAAAGACCTTACAAAAGCCTCCACTTCATCACCAAAACCAAATAATAAACCTTGACCAAATGATCTAGCTAAACCAGCCCCAATGTTTTGGGGTGCTTTTTGTCCGTAATCTACTGGTTTAGGTGCTGCCATACTATATACCGCTTACATCTTCTTTTGATATAACCCTAAATTGTCCATTTATAGCATCAAAAACAAAATCACCAGGTTTAATTTCACCAGATTTTACTTTACTATCAAAATCTTCATCAGAATTGTAAGATTTAAAAACTGGTCCTAGTTTTTCATCGGCAAATTCACCAAAACCCAGCAAATTACCATTTTCTTTCAAATATTTTTCCATTTCAAATAATCTTTTTTTATTATGTTTTGCAAGTGATTGTAAACCACCAACTAAAACCTTGTTACCTTCAACTGTATTACCTAAATTAGGAACGGCTGCTCTGAATAAAGTTATTTCAGTATCAGATGTTGAACCTGATCCAGCTACTCTCATTCTTGGTATTAAATAACTGGTAATATTATTAAATAATTCTTGTTGTGTAAGATCATCTAGCTGTTCTTGTGGCAAAATATTTAACCCAGCTGCAATTCTTTTAAAAGGTATTTTAATTTCTTCAATAACACCAGTTTGTACAGGATCAGTACCCTCTAATTGCTTTTGCAAAATATCAAGCCTTGGTTCTAAGTCTGCAAAGTTGTTTACAACTTCTTGTGACTTCTCTACTAATTTAAACGCTGATTTAGCGGCTTCTTGTTGAAAAACCCTTTCACCAGTATCTATATTGATATTTGGACCTTTGTCTAACATATCGGCAGCTTGGTCAAAGGTGAATCCTTTGCTTTGTAAAAATTGTATATCTTTTTGAAATGCTGTTCTTGTGTCTTTTGGATCTAAGGTTTTTGTAAGTGTAGTTATTACCTGATCTGGTGACATAACATTTAATAAACTTTTCATACCAGGCGCTAAGTTTGGATTATCTGCTATATATTTTTTTACAGCTTGCTCTTGTTGGTTCTTTTTTTCCTTACTTTCTTTCATTTCTCTTAGCTGTATGGCTTTTTGCACAAAATCTTTGTCACCTTGTAAAGCCCCACCTAGAGCAATTAGCATAGTAGCAAGACCTGTTCTGTCTTTTGTTGGTTGTGGTGTCATAGATGTAATAGGACCTATATTTGGTTGTGAATTTACCATTCCAAAAGGTGTGTTGAAATCAAATATTGTAGCCATTTATCCGCCTAAAAAACGCAAACCAAGCAACTGCGCACCTGCGCCTAATATATCGCCAAGACCTGTGCTTCGTCTGCCAGTTGTAGTAGTAGTTGTCAAAGGTGTTCCCATACCTGCTTGCAGTAAACCAAGTTGTTGTGGACCATAAGCTAAGGCTCTATCAAATTCACCTCTCGCGGCATCTAAACCTCTTTGTTGTAACAATTGCTGTTGCGCGCCTATACCACTTAACAAACCAAGGTTTTGTAGTTGTGATCCTTGTAAACCACCAAGCAAACCAGCTTGTTGCTGTCTTGCTCTAAGTTCAAGTTGTGGGGCAAACATAGCCAATTGTTGTTGTCTTGCTAGATCGCTTTCCGCCGCCCTCTGCGCTTGCTCGAAACCAGCTTGTCGTAAGTTTGCTGCTGTTCTTGCCTGTGCATCTATAAATGGTCTTTGTGATTCTGATTCTAGTATTGCAGATCGTGAACCACCAAATGCGCCTGCTCTGATTGCTCTATCCTGCGCGCCACCACGCGCTATATCAGCCTGTCTTTGTATATCGCCTAGCGCTTGATCTATCACTTGTTGTTGAAAGGGCGATTGATACTGTTCTATCGGCGCAGTAAGTAATGATCCTACTTGACCTGTCATAGGTCTTTGTTGTTGTGCTAGTCCTTGTAGGGCTTGCGTAGGATCAAACGCCATACCAGATTCAAATAGTCCTCTTGTCGCCTGAAACTGCCTCAGTTGATCTGGATTGAATCCAGCGACCATTGGGCCTGTATAAGGTATAAATGGCTGTTGTGAGAGTCCTCTGGCTCTGCTAAATAATTCTTGAAACTGTGCTTCTTGGAAGGCTGGTAAACTAGCTTCCTGAACTGTTGTGGTTTTTCCTTTGCTCATAAGTCTTTTCTAATTAAATATTCTGTTTCAAATCCAAGATGTTTTATTTTTCTAATCCATCCTTTTCTACCGCCACCATAAAGTCTTTTTATACCTGCCGCCTTTGCAAATGCTTCTATTGACGGCAACATTTGTTCTAATTCTTTATAGTCACCACCACAAAACAAAAGGTTTAACGCTTTTACTTGTGGATATAGTACAAACTCTGTTATATAAGCAGACCTTTTGCCTGGCCATAAGTGGAATATTCCTGATCTTATTTTATCTTCTATATCATCAATTGTATAGGAATCTTGATACTTTACTGCTTTTTCAATAAAAGGCTTACATCTGGCCCATTCTTGTTCCCAAGGCTGTTTTTCTTGTGTTTTAAGTTCTACTACCTTATTAGTCGCCTTTTGCATACTCAATCAAACTTGCTGTGACATACAATTTGTTTGCGTCAGCAGCGGTTACTTTTAATATTTCGCCTGCTTTTACTACCAAACTTTTTGATAAAAGTTCTGCGGTAGTATCAGCTGCAATTACATGTTCGTTATACAAACTAAATACATTACTTGATGTATCAGTCAAAGTTAAAATTATGTTTGTTTGACCAGATGTATTGTTGTTGACCAATATAGACTCAACGATAGTAAAATCAAATGCGCTACCAGTAGGTGACGTGTAAAGTGTCGTGACACTATTGGTTGTTAAATATACCTTTGCGTTATCAGCTTTTTGTAAATACTGTCGTTGTGAGGATAGATCCATTATCTTCTGCCTCTATTACGCAAGTTTAATCTTATGTTGCCTACTTGAAAATCTTGGGTTGTACCGCCTGTTACTGTCATTTGGACTTGTCTTGCAGTAAATCTAGCATCTGTATAGCCATCATTTTCAAAGGTAAAACTACCAAAATCTGTTTCTGATCCAAGTGGCGTAAACTTACCTTTAAAACTTATTGTGACACCAGGCAAAGTATTGGCCTCTTCGTCTGGTATGATTTGATTGCATTGAACATAGTTATCGCCATTGCCTAGTTCTATAGGACCAGTTGTGCAAAATGGAACACTTGTTCCTAAGTTTGGCGAAGCGTTTAATGTGGTAGATTCGTGTTGATAAATAAAACCGCTTGAATCTCCAGCAATAGGAAAGTCAAATACACCCTGGTCTATCCAACATCCTCTATCTAAAGTACCTATAGCCCATGTGTTTTCTCTGTAGTTCCAAATGACATATTTGTTTGGTAAATATACTCCGTCACCAACTGGGAATCCCCACCATAATTCGTTAAAGTTTGAGTTATGACCACCCCAGCAAGCCTTTCTGCCTGGTACATTTAGATTGTCATACACAAAATCATGCACATCACATTGTATTTCTCTAACTGCACCATCATAAATAAAAAATGAGTTTTCACCCATCCAAGATAAAAAGTTGCCTGTAGCAACAACTGATCTTCTACTAACTGCTTTACAGTTTGAGCCTGCTGTTGATATACCATAAACAAATGGTGATCCTGTATAGTACATTCTATTAATGCCAGTATCACTGAATATTATTACATCATTTTGGTACTTAACACCAAGTAAGGCTCTACCGCCTGTAGGTATTTGGAGATCGCCAGCTGTATTAGTAGGACTTGATGTCCAAGTATTACGATCTTCTCTGTCGGACCATGATATTTTTCTTGGATCTCCGCCTGATCCTATGGCTACTAAATGCCTTTCGTTAGTGACTACAATAGCTTGACAGCCAGTAGGTGCGTTTGTAACAACTGTTCCTATGGTATCTGCTGTACCGCCTGAAACTGGCCTCCATTTGTAAATTTTGCCATCACCTGAAAAACAAAAAATTAAATCTTCACCCCAGTTGTCAAAAGAAAAGTGGCCAGATGCTAGAGGTAAACCTGATTGTGAACGAGCGTCACCATAATCTTCAACGCCCCAATGATAAGCACCATAACCAAGTGGATCATTTGCAGCATCATTTACAAAACCAGATGGTGTTATATTTATAACAGAATTTTTATATAAAACATATACTTTTTGTCTTGTACCAATAGCTAAGATAGATTCGCCTGTGTTATCTGCATAGGCATACATACCAATAGGCTCGCCGTCTAAAGCTGTTGCTATAAGTTTTGACCAACCGCCTATGGGTTTCAAAAAACCATTTTCAAAACGTATTAGATCCCCGTCAACCCAACGACCTTTGTTAGCGTAATCAGTACCATTTTTGACTATGCCAGCGGGCGGTGTGACT